CGCGGCATCGCCACGCGCTACTTCAAGACCGCCGCAAACTTCCTCGCCGCCCTCCACCTCGCTTGCGCAAGGCTCTGGATCAAAGCAAATGAGTCCACGACCTAGGCGGACTGGCCAAAGCACGTCCCCATGGCCAGCTTGCTGACGGCGGCATGGGCGTCCACGAGGTGTTGATCCCTCGGCAAGTCCTATGTCGGGAAAAGCCCGGCGACGGCAGCCATATGGTTCTCCAACTTGCTGATCACCATGGTGATGTTCCGCGTGCCTTTATACTCATCGGCCGACCTCCGGAGGTCAGCGCATAGGGCCATGATGGCTGCATAGTTGCGCATGGCCTGCAGCTTGCCTGCGTCCTTGCTGTCCTCGATCAGAAGCCCGAGGCCATCCAGCACGGCGCGAATGTCCCGCTCCATCATGCTGCGGCGGTCCCTATGCCATCCAGCCGCACCGCGACGCTGGTGATGCCATTCCCGGCCGCCTCGGTCGCCACGCCCACGGGGAAGCGCCCAGCGCCCGGCACGTTGATGTTCTTTGCTGTGTTGTCCCAGGCAACGCGCGCGCCGACCGTCAGCACGGCGGCGGTGGCCTTCGGCAACTGATAGACGCCGGTTGTGGCCAGTTCGACCGGGTCGCCCACGGCGGCCGCATAGGCGGCGACACCGAAGATGTTGCCGATGATCGCCCCCTCGCCAGAGGCAATGCCGCCTGCGAGAGCGGGCACGGTGATGATGTCGCCTTTCTGAATGTGGTTCTTCATGGTCAAAGCCCTTTCGAGGATTGGATGCGGACCACGGCGACGTGCGCCGTGGTGCCGGTGATCTGGCGGTTGAGGTCGCTCAGCGCCGCTGCCATCTCGGCGTCGCTGGCATAGGTCACCCGCTTGCCGTCGTATTCGACGGTGCGGATGCCCTGATAGCGGGCAGCCATCAGGGCGTCGCGCCAGGCGGTCAGTTGTGCGAGATCGGCCATCACGCGCCTGCGTTCTGGAACCAGCCGCGGTGGTCGATGAAGCCTGCGCCGAAGTCCAGGATCACCCGGATTTCCACGCCGTCCACGTCCCAGCCCGACCGGCTTTCCACCTGGGGCCCCTCGTTGCCCGAGAGGTAGGCGAACTCGAGGCCGTCGATCTCGCCGGGGTCGGCGGTCACATACCAGCGGGTGGCGCTGGTCAGGCGGGGTTCGACGACCAGCGACATCGCGCCCGAGAAGGGGTTCACGTCGGCTGCGGTGGCGGGCGCGATGGTCGCCAGCCACTTCTCGGCCACGGTCTCTAGTGCGGGCGGGACCAGAAGGTTCTTCGGCGTCACGCGGATCACGCGGCCCTCGATGCCCTTCTGCGTGCGTAGGGCCAGCCGGGCGGCCGACAGGGTGGTATCCGAGATAACAGCACCCGTCGTTGCCCGGTTGCCGTGATCGACATGGAACAGCGCCTTGTTGTCCGAAAGCGTCGGGCCGTTGCCGCTGTTGGCCTCGAGCAGGGTGACGAGGATCCGCGCCTCGGTCTCGGCCGCGCCTTGGCCCATACGGCGGGCAAGGTCCGCGAAGGCGCCGAGGTCGTCGTTCACCAGCACCTGCCGGGTGATGCCGATCTTCTTGGCCCAGGTCTCGATCTTGTAGGCCTCGCGCGCCTCGGCCATGGTCCCGGCCTTGATCTCGCCGGCCTCGTTCAGCTTCTCGAGGAGTGGCGCCTCGCCCAGCATGATCTTGTTCACCGAGCGGAAGTCCCGCGCCGAGGTCTGGCGGCCAAGGCGGCGGATGCCGGATGGTGCTGCCTGATAGGCATCGCGCAGCACGCGGCCCACGGTGTTGCCGAGGATGATCGGGAAATCGGATGTCGTGTGAAGCGCGCGGGTGACGAGGCTGGCGGGCGACAGAGCCATCGTTGACTCGCCGCGCAGGGTCAGCAATTCCTTGGCCATGTCCACGGGTGTGGCGTAGGCAAAGCGGCGGGCGGGTTCGCTCAGTTCGTGGCGCGGGTTGATGCGCGCATAGAGGGCCTCGCCCATCTGGCGGGCGCGCAGGGCCGGGTCGTCCTGGCTTTCGCCCATCTCAACACGCACCTGTTCCGTGCGGATCGTGGGCGCGCTGCGGGTGGCCAGCACCTCGAAGGCCGCGCGGCGGGCGGTGTCGGCATCAGCGGCGGTGTCGATCTGGCCGTCGATCCAAGCTTGGTCCAGCCCGGCGATGCGGGCGATGGAGCGGATCTCGGTGTTGATGGCGGCGCGGGTCTGCGCCTCGGGCGGGGCAGGGGTGATGGTGGTGTCGGTCATACTGGTCTCCATGCGGATGCGGGCACCCGGGTCAGCCGGGGTGGGGACAAGGGAAATCTCGTGAGGGGTCCAGCGGACGGCTGTCAGCACCCGCGCGCCGTTCTCGGTGGTCTCGGCCCATTCCTCGACCGAATAGCCGACCGAGACATGGCGCAGAATCCCGGACAGAACGTCTTGCCAGAGCGGTTCCACTTCGGGGCGGGCCGAAAAGCGGATCAGCGCCGTGCCGCGCTGGCCATCGACGTTGGCAGATTGCACGCTGCCCAGCACATCGCGGACGGCGGATTGCCGGTGGGCATCGAGCACGCTGGCGCCCTGCAGGCGCGACAGGTCCACTGCCTGCGGATCGAGGCTGAGGCGTTCCACATACGGACCAGCTATGTCGCGGCGGCGCACGGGCGCGCCAGTGGACCAGATCACCTCGACGGTGCGTGCATCGCGGTCGGCGCTGGCCGGGGCCAGATCGGCACGGCGGGTTAGCAGGGTGATGGTGTCATGCATCGGGGATGTCCTCCTTCTGGACAGGCGGCGCACCGAAGTTCAGGCCCAGCGCCTCCGACCGCGCCTTGTCAGCGGCGATCTCGGCATCGACCTGTTCGGCGTCGTAGCCGCGTTCGGAAATCGCCTGCGTCCTGCTCTTGAGCCCGGCGTTGATGGCGAGGATCTCGGCCTCGACGTCCTTCTTGGGATCGACGTAGTCGAACTTCGGCGGGAGCCATTCGCAGCCGAGATAGGCGGCCGGATCGCGGTCATAATCGCGGGCGGCCAGATCGCCCGACAGCACCGCCAGCCGCACGAAGCGGTCCCACACCGGGCGGCAGAACAGATGCACAACGACATTGTGCTGCAACTGCTCGACGCGCCGACGAAACTCGATCAGCCCCGCACGGATCGAGGAATAGGTGACGCCCTCCAGATCGCCCGAGACCAGTTCATAGGGCAGGCCCATGCCAGCGGCGACGGCACGGAGGTGGTTCTTGACGAAGGGGCCGTAGGCATCGCTCTCGGTCGGGTTGGAAAAGCGGATGTCGGTGCCGGGCGGCAGGGGGATCAGGCTGCCGGGTTCCATGCCGACCGTCAGTGCGCCGTTGGTGTTCGTCCCGCTCAGGCCGCCCGCCGTGCCGTCTGGGTCGGTGATAAAGCCGGTGAACAGCGCCGCGACCTTGGCCTTCACCAGCGCCGCATCCTCGAACTGGTCCAACTCATGAAGGCGCAGCAGGACAGGGGCAAGCCAGGTGATCCCGCGCAACTGTCCAGCCGCAAGTGGCTTGAAAAGATGCAGGCAATCCGTGGCAGGCAAGCGCAACGGTTCCAGCCGCAGGGAGGTCAGCGGATCGCCGGGCCGGTCGCGCATGACCCAGTAGGCGGTGCGCTGCCCAGCGCCGTTGAACTCGATGCCAGCCCGGATACGTGCGCCACCGCCGATATCGCGGTGCAGGTCGAGCGGCACCTGGTCCCGATCCAGCAGGTCGATGTGCAAGGGAACAGCCGGGGCATCGGGCACCACACGAAGCCTGGCGAAACTCTCGCCGCCCTCAACCATCGCCCGGACGACCATGGCCTGCAGCCCGTAGAAATCAGCCAGGCCACCCGGATCGGCATGATCGGTCCAGCGCAGCCACAACACCTGCAGGCGTTCGCGCACCGCGCGGTCGGGGTGGGTGGATTGCGGCTTGATGCCCGCGCCGACGACATTGCCCACCAGGCTGTCCACCGCCGCTGCAACCCACGGGTTATTGCGCGCATACCATCGGCTCTGTTGCACAAATCCTGTGATGGATTCATCTCGTGAATCCAGCGTGGTAGCTGGGATGCATGAGCAGACCCACACTTCCCGCCTACAAGACCAGGAACTGGCCCGCGTATAACAAGGCGCTCAAGCGTCGTGGCGCGCTGACGATCTGGTTCGATCCTGAGATGACGTGGGCGGCCGCGCCGACCGGAAAGCGTGGTCGACAGTGCGACTACGGCGATGCCGCCATCCAGACCTGCCTGACGATGAAGGTGCTGTTCGGCATGGCGCTCAGGCAGACGACTGGGTTCGTCGAGAGCCTGCTGCGCCTGATCGGCCTGGACTGGGCCGTGCCAGACTTCAGCACGCTGTCGCGACGGCAGAAGACCCTGAAGGTCAACATCCCCTACCGCGGCTCGGACGGTCCGCTGCACCTGCTGGTGGACAGCACCGGGATCAAGGTCGAGGGCGAAGGGGAATGGAACGCCCGCAAGCACGGCGGGACC